GTAACTCACCTGCCTCATAAGCAGGAGACGGGGGTGCAAATCCCCCCTGCGCAACCAAGCTAACATGATGATAAGACCTACCTAACGGATAAGGCCCGTTGTTGACTGATCCTCTTCAATGCACCCTTATGAAGTTAGCCTCTTAGATTAAGTGTTAAGCTTATCGTAAAACATAAGCCACTTGATAGGAGGAATTACTCATGGCTTTCCAAACTGCAACGGGTTACGGCAACCTGCCCAATGGCAACTTTTCGTCCGTAATCTACTCCAAAAAGGTCCAGCTTGCCTTCCGTAAAAAGACGGTCTGCTCGGACATCACCAACTCCGACTACTTTGGTGAAATCGCGAACATGGGTGACACCGTTCGCATCATCAAGGAACCGGAAATCTCGGTCTCGGCATATGCCCGTGGCACCCAGATCACGGCGCAAGACCTTGATGACGAGGACTTCTCGCTGACCGTGGACAAGGCGAACTACTTCGCGTTCAAGGTTGACGACATTGAAGAGCAGCACTCGCATGTGAACTTCATGGACCTCGCCACCAACCGCGCTGCCTACCGTCTGGCCGACCAGTACGACCAAGAAGTTCTTGGCTACCTGTCGGGCTTCAAGCAGTCGGCTCTGCATGCCAACGCTGATGCGGTCAACGACCAAGTCAACGGTTCGGTTGCTGTTGATACCGCTGGTACCGACGAACTGCTCTCGACCATGAAGCTGTCGCGTCCGAGCTTTGGTAACCTGACGACCGCTGGTTCGGTTGGCGACTCGATTCCGGTTGCTGCCCGCCTGCCGGGTGCCACTGCTCTTCCGGCCACCTACGTTTCGCCGGTCATGCTGATCAACCGCATGGGCCGTCTGCTCGACCAGCAGAACGTGGACAAGGACGGTCGCTGGCTGGTGATCGACCCGATCATGATGGAAATCCTGATGGACGAAGATTCGCGTTTCCTGAACGCTGACTTCGGCGACTCGGGTGCCCTCCGGAATGGTCTGGTTCTGCCGAAGTGGAACGGCTTCCGCGTCTACGTGTCGAACAACCTGCCGAAAGTCGGCGGTGGTTCGGGCACGGTTGATGACACGGCTCAGGCGACTGACTTCGGTGTCATCGTTGCTGGTCATGACTCGGCTGTTGCTACCGCTGAGCAGATCAACAAGACCGAAACGTATCGCGATCCGGATTCGTTCGCGGACATCGTGCGCGGCATGCATCTCTATGGTCGGAAGATTCTCCGTCCGGAAGCGATCACGACCGCTCGCTACAACTTGGCGTAATGTAAGCCCTGTTGGTGCCCATGAAGCTAACTAAACTCCCCGCAGATCATGCTGCAAGAAAAGCAAAAGCTTGCAGGATTTGCGGGGAGTTCCTCCCACCAGAGCAGTTTCCGGTATGGAAATCCGAAAATTCTTACGCAGGATACCAGAGTGGAAATGCTTGCAAGGAGTGCGAAAAGTTAAGGAGACTTAAGGGACTTCTTAAAAATAAGTACAACTTGGAGTGGGAAGACTACCTGCGCATGGTTGATGAACAAGACAATAAGTGTAAGTTGTGTGGTGACCCACCTGACAACAAACACGGCAGGCTTGTAGTAGACCACTGCCATCACACCGGAAAAGTAAGGGGTTTGTTGTGTATAGGATGTAACCTATACCTTTCAAAAATCGAAGCTTGTCCGGATTACCTTCAACGGGTACTAAAATACTTAGAGCCTAATAGTAAAGGAGACTAAATCATGGCTACTGTTACTACTCTGGCTGGTGGCGCGGGTGCTTACTCGACTGCTGGTCGTACCCCGATGGTTGCTGACGTGATCATCGACTTCGCTGCTGCCGCGACTGCCAAGGGTTCGGCCCTTGCTGCTGCGGACATCATCGAAGCTGTCAACATCCCTGCCGGTTCGGTCGTTCTGACGGCTGGCATGGAAGTCATCACCGCTCTTGCCGGTGAGTCGGCGGATACCCGTCTGCTCCTCGGCGTTACCGGTGGTGACGTGGATGCCTTCGTTGCTTCGTGGGATGCCACGGCTGCGACGGCTGGCACCTACGCCCCGGCTGCTGCCACGGTTCCGGTGGTCTTTGGTTCGGCTGATACCATTGACATCGAAATCGATGCGGCTACCACGGCTCCGACCGGTGGTAAGGTTCGCGTTTACGCGGTCTTTGTCCCGATTGATGGCCGTGCGATGGAAGCTGACGAAGTCGTTCGCGACCAACTTGCCTAAGTGAAATGCTGGGGCTGGCTCATAGTGGTCAGCCCCAGTGTGCTTAAAACAGAGGATTTGATATGGCTGCAGACGCATGGAAGGTTTATGGGGAAGCTGTCGAAGCTATCGCCGAAGGTGGCATTGACTTGGATACCGACAATTTCCGTATGGCCCTTGTCACTGCAGGCTATACCCCCAACCAATCCACTCACTCAACTTGGTCTAGTGTTTCTGCTAACGAAACGTCTGGCACTAACTACACCGCTGGCGGAAAACCGATCACGGTAGCCAGTTCTGCAAATAGCGGACTTGTCTACACTTGGGACATTGACGATGTTAGCTGGCCTTCTTCCACGGTTACGGCAAAGTATGCCGTGATTGTCCGGAGTGCAAACGGAACTGACCTGCAGTCTACAGACCTGCTGGTTTGCTACTCTGATCTGGAGAACAGTGGTGGTTCTCTTTCTACTACGAACGGCACTTTTGCTGTGTCTATTAACGAGTCTGGCGTGTTTACCATTACAGCCTCCTAACAAGAAAGGAAATAAAATGGTAGCTGTTAGCGGCCCTAAGGCCAAAGTTGAAATGTATGGACTTGTGAGAGATAAGAACGGAAACCCGAGGGTTGATGGTAATCCCGACGACCTTCCCCAACAAATCAAAGACATGCTAACGCCCGAAGACTGGGCTTATCTGAAAGGAAAGACCAATGCCGATTCTTGAAACGAACGCTCGTGATGCAGCTTGCAACGCGATTGTAGACCTTATTGACAGCGGTGGGGCCGGTACGCTGGTTTTCGAAACGTCCGCTGATGCTGCGGTTGCGACCATCAACCTCAATGCGACTGCCTTTGGTGCCTCTTCGACTGGCACCGCCACCCTTGCGGGTACTCCCCTGTCGGATACCAACGCCAACGCTGGCACTGTTGCCCAAGCCTCCTTCTACAATGGCTCGGCTGCTAAAGTTATGGAATGCACCGTTTCGACCTCTGGTGCTGACATCAACCTCTCGTCTCTTTCGGTTGGCGCGGGGGACACCGTTACTGTTTCGTCGCTGACCGTCACCGTTCCTGCTTCGTAATGGAGGTAAACAATGGCACTTTCTAAATTTCCTGCGGCGTTCAACTCTGTAACTGATGGCTTGCTTATCGCTGCTGAACAAGCTCGCACTATTCGGGATGGCACTGGCGATCTTCGTTGGTCGTCCATTGTCAACTTGATCCGCACTCTCGGTCAGCTTGAAGCTAACTACGAGATTGCAAAGGTTGAGGCTCAAAAACAGCTTACTGCTGCCCAAACCTACGTTGCTGACCTTGGTGGCCCCGCTACCCTTACTGAGTTCAACACTCTGATGTCGAACGTGGTTACTGCAAAGCAAGCTATGCTGAATGGCCTTGATACCATCCTTACTGGCTTGGACGGCACCAACTTCTATGTTCAGAAGACCCTCAGCATCGGTGGCCATAACGTCACCTTGATGGAACAGCAAGACTTTATCCCCACTGCGACTTCTGACACTATTCGCGCCTCGGCACTGATCGCCAATCTGATCACGGACCTCGAAACGCTGGGGGCGTAAGCCATGCCCCAAGCAGTCGTCGCTTCCCACAACGCTGACAGCACAGTTCCCAGCGTCTCCTATGATGGGAAGACGGGGACTGCGTATATTTTTAACCAAAGCCAAGCCACCGGGATTACTTTTAGTTCCGGTGGCGAAGTCCACTACCTAGTCGTCGCCGGCGGTGGCTCTGGCGGGAACAGCCGGTTTGGGTTTGGTGGCGGCGGTGGCGGCGCGGGTGGTCTTTTGGAGAGCACCGCGACGGTCACGACCGCATCTGCGCTGTCCGTTACGGTCGGCAGTGGCGGCGCTGGCGTAGGCACCTCGCCCTCTATGGGCAATGACGGCTCCGACAGTTCAATCAGCGGCGCGGGCATCACAACCGTCACAGCCATCGGCGGCGGTGGCGGCGGCAACTATACGAACATCGGCAACACCGGCGGGTCTGGCGGCGGCAGCGGTGGGGAGAACACTACAGCCGGCGGCTCGGGGACATCGGGTCAAGGTTATGATGGCGGCTACTCTCTGGACGGACGAGGTGCGGGCGGTGGCGGCGGCGCGTCTGAAGTCGGCGCGAATGGTGATCACGCTACGGCCTTGGGCGATGGCGGCGATGGCCTGCAAAGCAGCATCACGGGCACCGCGACCTATTACGCTGGTGGCGGCGGTGCTGGTCATTTTTTCGGCACGGTAAATATTGCCAACGAGATCTACACGCA